AATGCCAAGACTAGCATCATAAGAGCCTAGTATCTGTTCCATCAACGTATCCGCACCTGTAAAAGCCTGAACTATTTCAGGCGGTGCTGGTATGCGCTGAACTTCTCGGATAGGATTACTTATTGGCATTTCAGGATTAGATTCATGAACGGAATTAAAGACATACGTGCTTGCTTGTTGAACGTTTGTATATGCGTCAAGCCACTTTTCCTCTTTGGGTAGGGCTTCTTTAGCGACTATCATTTTATGCTGTATTTGATTCTCTATTTCGTTTGCTAATGCAATTCCGGCATAGTTTTTAAGTCTTTGAGCGCCTTTTGCATGATATACGTATGGTAAGCATACTTGGCGCATATTCCCATTTTTTGTCGTCTTAACCATAGCTGAGCTGCCATCAACAAAAATAAGCGGGAGCATGGCATAGTCTGTTTCAGTATATTCTAGGACTTCATTTTCAATCATGCGATAGCGAACTATCTTATCAATCACTGTTTTTCTTGGCTTACCAATAAGCTCAGGGGGTACTGTTATATCATCCCATGTTTCGAGCATTTCATGATACTTGCGTTGTGTCATGACCTTACCACTTGGGTTTTGATCGTCACGCACCTTAACGATTGTTTCTTCTTGTTTTTTCTTTTCGTAATAGTCGGCTACTAGAATAATCTGTGAATTATCATTGATGTAATTCCAATTGAACCCGGCAAAATCCCGGCGATAACTTAATGCGTCTGTTGGAACATCTGGATATTCTGACTCAAAATCTTCTTTAGTCTTGGGGAATAGCTCGGCGCAAAACATGCCATCACCTTTGTGACTTAGCTTTGAGACTTTATCAAAGACGCAAAGCGTTGGTTCTGCACGTTCGATTTTAATAACTTGATCCATTGACATTGGATTAGCGTAGTCTGTAAATACTTTTAGTACACTAAAACCGCCTGCCAAAAGGTCTTTGTAAACTTCGTATCTTGTATGCTGATTGTCTATGTCTAATAGTACATGTCTTAGATGTTGTTCAATTGCTTTTATAGTAACCCAGTCGACTTTAGTTTCATCGTCCGCCGTTACCATGATATCGGGTTCTTGCTTACTGAATTCGCCTAATAAACGCGCTACACGACTTGCAAGCGTATTAAATTCTAGCTGTGGTCTACCCATTGTTTGTAAAAGTGTAATGTCATCGGATGTTAAATTAGATTCGAACACGAAGCGTATAAACTCGTTATATCTGTCGTAGTTCTCGCGGAAATATTCGTGACCGTTCTTGACGCGCTTTTTAATGCGTCCAAGCTGGTCTTGATGTCGTTTAGCTACTTGCATCCCTTCGCCTTAAGATTTATCGTCTATATGCAGCTTGTCGCAACTTATCAACTTTGCTTTGCGTCCTGCCTAGCGTATTAGCTAATTGATTATAATCTGTTTTGCTAGTGTTTGCATGTATTATCGTTTTGTCAATAAGAGCTATTCGAACAGCATCGCAAAACGTGTCCGCAATGTCATCATGTCTATGTGATTCGTTTGCTGTAATCTTGCTCATATGAGTAATGCATTTTTCTGTGTGTCTTGCATCTTTGTTTAAACTTATTAGTTTTGCTGCGGTGTATTGCTGACACTCTAAGAATCTTTTTGTTTTGCTTCCTGATGCTCTTGTGCGCGGTATGTCTCTAACTACTATACCGCGGATATCTTGCAAGACTGATAACAACGTTGTTCCAGTTGATTTTTTTTCTATGCAGGCCAGTGAAGGCGGCACTTTATAGCGCATGCAGTCTGCCCAGAAATCCAGAAATGTTTCTTTTAGGTCTTTTGGCTCGACTCTTGTTTCTAAGCAGTCAATCCAGTGTAGTCCGTAGTCTCCTGTTTCGCGTCCAGCGTATTCGATTTTGTAGATACCCCAAAAGCTGAATGCTGATGCATCGTTGTAGTCCTTGTCTGTCTCTGCCGTATCTGCCGTTATAAAACTTGTTAGTATTTCAGGCTCTTGATCTAGTTTGACAAACCATTCTATTTTAAATATTGAGCCTCCGGCTGGTTGTGGGCATTGTTGATGCTGTGCTGAAAATACATATACATCGCGCTCTTGTCTTATGCGTAACATTTCAAGCGGAAAAGCTTCGGGATACAAAGCGTTCCCAGCTTCGTCTATTGATTTTAAAATTACTCTATCCCAGTAATGACCATCTTCGCCCTCTAATAAATAATTTGCTAAGTCAGCTTCGTGCAAACGTTGACCTATCATGATAAACGGCACGTTTATACCGCGAGCTCGCTGTTGTATTGTATCTCGATAATTTTGTATTACTTTCTCTCGCATTGTGTCTGAAAAGACCTCATCGGGTTTGTGGGGGTCGTCAAGAATAAGAGCGCCGCTAAAACGATCGAGGCCTGGCAAGCCAGCGTCACGGCCAGTAATAGCACCCGATGAACCGAAGGCTCCAACAGCGCCGCCCGCAGTTGTTTGAAAAAAATCTTTAGCTTTTGAATCTGCACGTAATTCTACCCCAAATAATTCTTTATATTCTTTTAGCAGCATGATTCTGCGGATTGTATCAGTGTGCGATGCGGCGAGTGTTTGAGCATAAGAGATATATAAAAATCGGCTATCGGGAAATCTAGACATACACCATGCTACCCAAAATGAAAGCATAGTACTTTTACCATGACCTGGCGGTATATTAATAACTTCTTTCAGTGTTGATAATCTTGCGCATTGTACAAGTGACCTTGATACTGTTATAAAATGAGATTCACGTCCTAAAGGATTAGATACTAAAAAATCCCTTACCGTTAATATAGGATAAAAAACCCTAATGAAATCAAAGAAGCTTGATTGCAGTTGCGATATTAGACTTGCTCTTGCGTAATCATCCATTTGTTATCCAAGTCCCTGAGTTTGTAAATCAATAGCTCTTTGCGCGATGCCGGAAAAGGCTTTTCGCCGTGTTCCCAATATATATAATGTCTTTTTGATACTCCAAGCAAGTCAGCCATATCTTTCTGCAGCATCTTATATTTCAAGCGCGTTTCTTTAAGATTCATATAACTAAACTCTCTAATTCTTCAGATTTCGTTCTTTTTGCAATTAATTTTAAAAACTCATTTGCCATTTTGCGCAAGTCCTGTATTTCTTTTTCTGATAATTCAGATACATCTTTAAAAAAATCAGGTGAAACAAGAATACTTTCAAATTTATCAGTAATTGAAATTTTTTTCATAATATATATTATTTATTTAAGTTGTACATTATTATACGCATGATTTATAATCACTTGCAACATATTTGAAAGGATAAATTAATATGAATAATTTTTATATATTAGTTGTATTAATCGCTGTAATTAACGTTGCATATATTATATGTAGCTCAGTATTTTTAATAAGATTATTTAGAGATAATAACAGAAGCATTATTAATTTCATGAATATGCAAATCGAAACAAATAGAGAGATTCAAAGGCAGATTGCTTATTTAAATCTCATGTGCGGGGTTGCAAAGTATGAAACAAGGAAAGCAAAACATGAAGCGGAAACTATTTCTTTATGATTATATATCGCTAGTATTAGTCTTGTTTAAATCACTAACAAGCTCTTGAATTTTAGAGAGAGTTTCGGATGCGTTTTGTGGTTCGTTTGTATTCTTATCGCCCCATTTTTTAGGACGCAATTTAGATGCTTGCCATTTAAATGCGTCAACTTTTAAACGTAGCATTCCAACGTCATTTCTTTCTTGTCCATTATCATCAATATACGTTTCAGGTTTGTCAATTACAACTAATATGGATTCTGTTAAAAAATCTGCTTGACTTTCTTTAGCTTTCGCGTACATGTCACTAAATCCGTTCCGATTTTCTGAAATCCATCGGAAAATAGTTTGATATTTTGGCCAGTGAGCATTGATGCTACAAAGCGTAGGCAAACCCAAATGAGACGATCCTATTGTATCGCAAATTTCTGACATCATTGCGTCAGTACAATCGGTAGGACGTCCAGCAGCCATTTTAACCCAGCTTATCAAATTCAGAGTCAAAAATATCAACCGCCGAATCTTGGTCAACGCCATGTATTTTCATAATCTTTTCGATGCTATCTTTATAAAGTTTAGAGCGTTTATCAGCTTTAATAACTTTATCTTTTTTGCTGTCTGTATCGATATCAGCGGGATAGCATAAAGGACATTTAATCAAAGCCATTCCATTGCCCATCATTTTGCCCGAATCTTGACATTTATAGCACCTACCCAAAATCATCAAAAAAATCACTCATATATATAGTATACGATCATTATATACATTGATTAGTGCAGTTATCAACAAAATCAGTAGATAACTATGTGTATAACTAATAATATGAAATTAATTTGTAAAACTGTTTACATTATGTGACGAGTGATATATAATCACTTTATCAACTTAGATAACAACTAACAGAGAGATAAAAATGACTACAACAGCAAGAAAAATATTTAATCTACAAACATTTAATCTACATGATCATGAAAACAATGTATTAACTTGTAAAAACTTAGATAACATAGCGATACAAAAAGACAATGACTATAACAATGAAAAAACAGCATGGATATTTGAGGATGGAAGTGCGTTAGTAAAGAGTGCTCATAATTATTGGCAAGTTATTACTAATTACGGCCTGCATTGTGACAATGAAAAATTATAATTATATTGGAGATATTACGTTGAACCATGAAGAGCAGATAAAAAAATTACAAGAATTAAATTATCTTTTAATTAATAAATTAGAGGAAGCTATAATTCTAATGCAGCACGCTTCTTTAAATTTAAAATTTAAAAACGCACAATCTTGTTTTATTATTAAAGAATTAGATAGTTTTGTATCCGAAACAAAACCCAGAAAATTTGATTTCTGGGAATTTATGTAAAATTAATATAATAACATTAGTGGGTATAAAAATGATTAATGAAGAAACTGAAAAATATATTGAGCATGAAGTACGCATGCGATTGCACGATGAACGTTTTAAAATACAAGAACAAAATTTTATTGAACTTAAATCTGAACTTAAGGATTCTATTAACTCGCTAAGGAAAGACATGGAAACCAATTTCAGGTGGACGTTAAGTATAATTATCGGCGTATTTTTAGGCTCAGTTGTTGCTAAGTTCTTCGGATAATAGAGGGTGAAAAAATGATTGACGAATACAAAGTAAATACCGAGGTACGAATACAATTACTGGAACGCATTGCGGACTCAATA